GTTTCTTTGTTTCTTTCTAAAGTATCACCAGAACCTTCAGCATTATCAAACCATGTTAAAGGAACAGCCGAAACAGGGACAATATCAGTGGATGTTAAATCAATGGCTTTAACTGCCAAATAATCAGAAATAGAAATACCCACGAAAGGAGAAAATTGAATATAAATATCATTATTTTCTTTTTTAAATGCATTATTGGTATTTATAACATCCAAAATATCATCAAGCATCGTGGTATCTAAAACACTTCCTGATAAATATGCAAAATTTACACTATTGTTTGTCATAGTAGAATAACTTGATTCAATCGTATTATTAGGACCATAGTTATTTGATAAACGAGAATCGCTAACTTTACACCCACTTATTTCTAAAATACCACCTGTAATATTCGCATTAGTTAATGAAGTATATTCTGAAAATCTATAATATATTTGTTGAGCTACGCAATTTTTAAATATATATTTATGGTAAGCTTTATGACTTAAAACATTAGAACCATTCGCGTCGCTACCAATTGGTGGGTAAAGAATAGCAGCAGTAGTTGCGTCATTGTTTCTTGCTTCAAAATCAGTTTGTCTATTTAAAGCATCTGGTACTAATCTTTTATTGGAATTAACCAAACAGTTTTCAAATTCCCACCATCCGTAAGAACTATTACCTATAAAATTTGTATTTGCAATACAATTTAAAAATTTACCTCTACCTGATAAAAAACCAGCAAATGCACCTTGATAATCAGTAAAACTAGTTTGAAGACATTTTATTTGGCATTTTTCAACAATAAATAAATTTTTCGTTGAACTAGTAACATTGCCATTTACCATTGGTCTACCACCATTACCATATTGTCCATAATATCTAATACCAACATTTATATGACCAAACATACAACCAGTTCCACGAGGATAAGGTGCTGACTGACTATTTATAGAATTTGTTTCTGCGTCGATTATTAAATTTTTTACAGTTATACCATATGGGTCTTCGTTGGGTGGTATTTCAATTAAATTATTATTTTCATCTATACCTTTTATATAGTCGAACCATTCTGCAGTGTCTTGTCTATAATAAGTGTATTGTCCTTTATAACCACCAGCATCATTTAAAGTATGATACCATTGTCTATAACTGTATTGGTGTGGAGGTGCAATTAAACCACAAAATTCAATTATAGCGTTTTTTGTTAAAATTATAGTCTTTCCATTCCCATCAAACACCATACTTTGTTTTGCAAAAATTACTAATTGATTTTCAATATCCCAATTTAAATTAGCTGAAAGAATTATTTTACTAGCTGATATATCTACATTTGGATTCGCAACTAATGAACCAACTTTTTCATTATTTGAACCCGTCATCCATTGCAATAAAGAACTATTTGTTCTATATCCAGGTATTTTTGGTTCTCCTTTCGAAGCATACCATGTATTTAAATCTAATTCAGCCGCATTTTCATCATAAATTATGGTATATACTTTTGCCATTTCTATATATTTTTATATATTTTAAATTTTAAATAATTTTTAAAAAAAAATATTTAAAATTTTATAAAAAATATTTAAGTTTTTATAAAAAATATTTAAGTTTTTATAAAAAATATTTAAAATTTTATAAAAAATATTTAAGTTTTTATAAAAAATATTTAAGTTTTTATAAAAAATATTTAAGTTTTTATAAAAAATATTTAAAATTATAAATATTTCAATAGTTCATAAATTATGAATGTGCTGATAGTTAATACTGAACCACCCCAAAACATATCCATTAATGAAAATTTTAGCGTCCAATTAGATAAAGTTGCGTAATTTGTAAAATCATAAACACCATAAACAAAAACACCAAATAAGAATGCATCTTGGAGAGATTTTTTATCTTTTATAATAAAATAGTACATTCCTAAAATTAATAAAATATATGCTAAAATAGCACCCGAAAGACGAAATTTCAAAGGTGATTTTTGAACATTTAAAAAGTAAATATTAAAATCGTTTCTTCTAAAATATAAATATGATACATCTATTATTAACAATACAACAGCGGTAACAAATAATTCTTTAAATTCCTGTTTTTCAAGCATTTACTATTTTATTAGAAATTAAATTATTATTATTTCTATGTCATTTGTATCAATGTTTGTATCAATGTTTGTATCAATTGTTTTATTATATAAAAACCATACAAACAACATTGTTATATGTGATAAAGTAGGTGGAAACATGGAATAAAACATAAAAGTATTTTTCGATAATACAGAATAAACAAAATAAATAATATCACTAATAATTGAAATTAATAGAAAATATATATTTATATCCCGCACCTTTTTTGTTTTAATCATTTGAATTACTTGGGGTGTTAAGGAAATAGCACCAATTAAAATAGCACAATAACCAACAATTTCAACCGACATATTATATATTCTAATATAAAATTAAATATAAATTAATTAACGATGAACATCGAATAACCATAAAGCATAGCAATACATGTATTAATATGCCACATAGCATGAAATTGCGTGTTTCCTATATATTTACAAAAACGTTGGTCTATAAACCAAAAAATAGAAGCAAATAGAAAGAAAAAAACATATAAACTAGCGAAAACGATTTGTGATGTATTTTTTTTTAGATTATATATTTTGTAAACAATGGCTATTTTCATTCCTGCAAATGTTGAAAGAAAAATTAAAAAATTTTCATGAAACATTAAATAAATACCGATCATGGGTGGTAAAAAGAGGTAGTTTACCTTTCTGTCTAACAGTTTTAAAGTTTCGAAAGCAATTATTAATAGACTGATTTCATCTAATATTTGTCCATAATATCGCAATGTTCCGTGCATTAAAATTGTGGAAAATCCTAAAAAAATTATGCAAACTCCTATTTTTCTTATTTTTGTAAATAAAAACATTAATCCAACGAATAAATATGGAATTGCACTTATTGTATTATTATATTCTGCTATCCAGAAAATATTATTATATTTTTTTTCACAAAAACTAACACTTGTATCAGGTATTCCCCAGTAATATTGCATTATCTATATAAATTTTGTGTAAAACTCTAAATATATTTAATAAATGATTTTATTGTTTTTTTTAAGGTTAGTATATCTTTGGTCAGCCCATCTATTTACCCACCAATTATAAATTTCATTTGTGGTTTTTGCATATGGAATTGGGTTTGGTTCATCGGTTGTGTTGCTATTTAAATATTTTTTTGATTGTGGAGAGGTATATCCAAAATAGACACCTTTTTTTACGGATTTAAGTACATCTTCCATTGGGATATTTAATTTCCTAAGACACTTTTTAAATAACCATAAATTATTTTTTTCATATGATTTATCGTATAATCCAACGTCATATAAATATTCTTTTGCGAATTTTACAGCTTCAGAAGAAATATCTTTAACACTGATACCTTTCGTTAATCCTAAGTATTTTATACATTGTAATCTGTCATATTGTATAGATTTACCATATAATGACATGGTAGTTATTCCTTGAATATATGTATTATATTTATTGTACCAAAATTGCAATACTTCTTTTGAGAAAGCCAATGATGTCAGTAATTTTCCACCATTAAAATTATATCCAAATGGTTGGGTAGAAACACAGGTAGTTATATTTACTAATTTATCTAATTTTTTTAATGTAAATTGATGATGTTTATTCCATCCAATATAGTTGTCTCTTTGTCCAAGAAATTTGATATCACTTGATATGGAAATTATACCTAAATATTTTCCACTAATTTCATCTTGAACTAAAATATATGTGCGTTTTCCTAATAAACACGACCCCTTTTTAGGTTTGAAACTACTAATAGTTCGCCGATAGTATTGCCATATATCAAACTGTGGGTGTTTGCTATTTGTAAAAATAAGTTTGATTTTCATATTTTTTACATCAATTAAATTACCGGTAAATACGGAATCATTATAGAATTTAATGGGATGATGAAGTTTAATAGAAGGAAAATTTGTTGTTTTAATATTATTTTTGGATAAAATGGAAATCATTTTTGTTTTTGGATTATTTTGATAATCGGGGATTTCCTTTAAAATACTATATTTATAAATATTGGTAAGTTTTTCTTTGAAATGAAATAAAGTTTGCGACCCTTTTATAAAATTGCATGTTTTACAGCATGGAACAACGTTTTCAATACTATAATATAATTGTGGGTCTATTCTATCAATACCATTTGACCCTTCTTTACTAAAATTTCCACAATAATGACAAGGAAATAGCAATATATTATAGAATTGTTGTTCTGTTAATGACATTTTAATATTTTTTTTATTTATACATGTTGTATATGCACTGTATGTTTTTTTTGTGTTTGCTTTTTCAAACAATCCATCGATATGTTGCAGTGAATAATTTTTTTTAAATAATGATAAATGTTCGCATACCCATTTAATAATAAGTATAAAATTTGTTTTATCATGTGTTAATTTCATTTTATTGCAAATTTCACAACAGGTAATGGAATTATCAATAGTATATGATTTGGAAGAGTCAATTCTATCTATTCCATTTAATCCGTCATTTATTGCGCAGTATTCGCATTTTTTTTTAAATAAATTAATAGTTTGTTCTTTTGTTAAATCCCAAATTATATTTCGTCTTTTGGCTTCTGATTTATATGTTGTATATTTTGATTCATAAATAGTTAACGAAGTTGTTAATTTATCATTATTTGTGGATTCTTTACAGAGATTACATTTTGCCATATTGTCTATTAACAATTCATTAAAACAACCTCTTATCCAGTTAGAACATATTCTTTTACCAGAATCAATCAATAATTTATGTTTTTTATATCGTTGGTGCTTTTTACAATAATTATCATTTTCCAATGCTTTATATGAACATGGTTTACCAGAACATATTGTAATAGCAGAACATAGTTTTATATTTTTTATATTTTTTATATTTTTTATATTTTTTCGGTATGATTTACATTTCAAACATGTTTTTTCTGTATTTTCAGGTTTGAATAGATTTTTACAACCACTGCATTTTTTTAAATTTGGAATATCATCCGGTTCAAAGATGCCATTATATTTTGAATGCCTTTTACAATATTTAATACTAGTGTTCCATGGACATGGAACACCTTTTTGATTAATCCATAAACATTTTTTTTTATTTTCTGTGCGTTTTTTTCTTAAGACTATTTTATTTTTTTTTTGTTGTGATAGACAATTATTACATTTTGTTTGTTTAATTGGTAATTTTTTTACTGGTTTTTTACATCTTGAACATCGTTGTAAGTCGGGAAGTTCTTCTAGTGTATACATATTTTCAAATTTTTTATGAAGTTTGCAATAATTTTTATTCAGTATAGCCTTATATATACATTGCGTTTTATCTGCTCTTTTCCATTTGCATTTTTCTTCCTCACAGCTATTCATCATAAACAATATTATATTAATTATAATATTGTTTTTATATCAATTTTTTATGGTATGTGCTACAAACTACAACTTAATTCGAGTATGCTAGACCGCCCATACCGCTCATGACACGAAGGACATTGTAATTGGTGGCGTAAACACGGACTTTGGCGGTGGAGGCACCTGAGATGGCAGCAGCAGAGACAACAAGCTGAAGAGTCGCGTTATCAATTCTAGAGAAATTGCAAGTTCCAGATGGCTGGTGCTCTTCTGGGCGAAGGGCAAACGAGTAGACGTTGATACCAGTGTCGGGGTGTCTGGTGTGATGCTGGAAAGGCTGAACGAGGTCGAAGTAGGTTCCTTCACGCTCAGAGAATCTATCCTGACCATTAAGCTGAAGCTTGGCGGTGACAACTGGATTTTCACCCCAGCAGTGCATGTTAAGTGCGGTCTCGGCGAGGACGAAAGCACCGGCGTCAGAGACACCGTTGTTAACACTAGAACCGAATGCACCCGAAACACCAGCAACGGCGCCTGCAGAGAGGTCGCCGGTGCTAGCATTACTACCGGCAGTTGGGTCGGTGAAAAGACCAGAGGAGTCAATAACACCATTATTTGCTTTACCGCTAACTACTAACTGCGAAGTAGAAGAGAAAGCACGAATTGAGTTAGGTAAGGCATCAATCGCATCGGTGTAGTTGAAAGGCTGGGCACCAAGTGCTGCATTCAATACCTCAGATGAAACGAAAGAGTCGCAGTAGCTGACGTTGGCGTCAGGTTGGACAACCCAGATAATTTCCTTGCATGGGTGATTGAAATTTAGTTTAACTTTATTACTGGAAGACCCGATGGATTCATCACCAGTGAACTGAAGCTGTTCAATGAGGTACTCATGTGGATTCTGCGCCATGCGTCGGCGTTCATCCGTATCGAGGAAAACGTAGTCAACATATAAAGAAGCAGCAACAAGGGATTTACTGTATGCTTTGGTTTCTTTTCTGTTATCAGAACCAGACGCGCTAATTTCACTGACTGCCCAGAGACATTCATCCATAGGGCGAATCTCAATGTTGATTTTGACTTCATGGTACTGAAGCGCAATCAAAGGAAGGGCAAGTCCTGGGTTTCGGCAGAACCAAAACTCAAGTGGAATGTAGAGGGTGGTCTCTGGGAGAGCCTGACGCGGGGCGCAAGTTGCGTTAGGGACATCCGAAGCGGAACAGGCGGTCGCGACTTTGGCAAATGCTGGGTCAGTTAGGTAAGTAAGCTGAGTGGTATTTCCAATCATTTTGTGGAAACCGGCTTCCTGTTCGGAGGTAAGGGTGAGCTGATTCCAGATGTGCATCCAATCACCGTACTGTTTGTCAATGCGCTGACCACCAATTTCGACCTCAACCTGCGAGATAAGCTGATGTCCGGGGTTGTCTAACCAACGAGCATAGACGTCATTAGCACCATCATCCTGATTAACCTCAGGTAGAGTAACCTGAAGATAGGTTCTGTAGGCTAAATCACCGTTTCTCGAAACAGTGCACTGGACTCTGCGACCGAAGTCAGCCTGTCCGTTAAAAGTTTGTTCAATAGATTCCATAGCAAAGTTCGTGTGGCGTCTGTAAGTTACCTTCCAGAAAGTGATTTGTGGGTTACCCGTAAGATAGACATCCTGGGCACCGTAAGCTACAAGTTGCATTAATCCTCCTCCCATATTATTATAATATTCCTAAAGAAAAAAAAATTTCATTTTAACATTAATTAATTCATAATTATTTAAAGCATAATTTTCAATCACTAAATAAGTTTGTTTTGATAAACTGTTGTAAATAAGAATCAGAAAAAACTTCTTTTTTTCCCTCATGATTTTTCGAAAATATAAATCTTTCACCTTTTTTTTTAATTGACCATCCTTTTTCTAAAGCATTAAAAATAAAAACTATTTTTGCTTTTTTAATAACATCTAATTCATCAAAATTTATTATATCATTAAAATTAATATCCATATTAATTTTAATATACAAAATAAAAATAAAATTATAATTTAAAAAAAAATAAAATTATAATTTAAAAAAATTAATATATAAAATATTTTTTATTTATATATTAGAAATGCCAAATTTTAAACCAAAAACAGCAAAAAAAATAAAATTTAATAAAAAAAAAATTACTTTGGACAATACTCATAAAGAAAAAATGTATGAATTTGAAAATATAAAAAATACAATAATTCCTAATTTCAATAAACAAATAAACTCTTTAAAAAATGAATTTTTCACTACAAAAAAATTTGAAAGAAAATTACAGATAAAAACTGAAATTAAAGAACTTAAATTAAAAAAAAAAGAGAAACAAAAAGAAGAAAGTAATTATTTATTAAATAATTCTAAATATATTTTCAATTATTTTGAATCAAAAAAAAAATTGTCGGAAGGTGTGTGTAATAAAAAGAAAATACTTCATAAATTTTTCGATAAAAATTATGATAATAATGATAAACAAAATGAGGAAGAAACAAATAAAAACCTAAATTCTTATTTGAAAAACGTCGATTCCACATTTTTTAATATAGATAATTATAAAAAAAAGTACGATATTTGTCATAAATGTTCTGGTGAACTAATTCCAATTGATAATAAAGGTATTTTAGTATGCAAACAATGTAGTATCCAGGTAAAATATTTAATTGAACATGAAAAACCTTCTTATAAAGAACCACCTAAAGAGGTATGCTTTTATGCATATAAAAGAATAAACCATTTTAGAGAAATATTGGCACAATTTCAAGCCAAAGAAACAACACAAATACCAGAACAGGTGTTGATTGACATTAAAAACCAAATTAAAAAAGAAAGAATTGATTTAAAAAATATGAATAACAAAAAAGCAAAAGATATCTTAAAAAAACTTGGATATAACAAATTTTATGAACATATTCCATTTATTAAAGATAAATTGGGTATAAAACCTCCTGTTATGAGACCAGAATTAGAAGATATTTTATGCAACTTATTTTTAGAAATTCAAAAACCTTATTCAAAACACTGTCCTAACGATAGAGTCAATTTCTTAAATTATTATTATGTTCTTTATAAAATGTGCGAACTATTGGATGAAAAAACATTTTTACCTTTTTTCCCAATGTTAAAAGACCCACTCAAAAGAATCGAACAAGATGAAATATGGAAAAAAATTTGTAGCGAACTGGAATGGGAATTTATAACTACAGTCTAAACTTTTGAGAAAAGTTTGACAAAACCATAACTTTTGAGAAAAGTTTGACAAAACCATGACTTTTGAGAAAAGTTTGACAAAATCATGACTTTTGAGAAAAGTTTGACAAAAGTTTATGTTTTGTCAAACTTTTCTAAAAAGTTTATGTTTTGTCAAACTTTTCTAAAAAGTTTACTTTAAGTTGTTTATCAAATTACCAAAATATTTAGTTAAAAACACGACTATCAGCAATACACCCACGTGCGGAATAAAATAACTCCAAAACGATTCATTTCTCATTTTACATAATTGCAAATCCAAAATAATTAATATAAAAACACCCCAACCCAAAACCCACGTCATATTTTTAAATACTTTCAAATTTTTTGTAAATAATAGAGGTATTAGAAAACTTATAACTATAATAAATTTTGATAAAAATAAAGATAATAATGAATATAATGGTCCGGAAGAAAAGTCTGTTATATCTTTTGCTTTTTTTGATAAATATAATCCATAAGCTTCAGATGCGCTATCTGAAATAGCCAATGAAATTATACTAATTATTAGTATATTTATTGATATATTTGTTTGAACCAACCCTGATATTAAACCACATGTTGTAATAACACCAGCATTTATTCCAAAGAAAATACCTTGTCTAATATCATCTTTCATATAATATAATTAAATAAAATAAATGCTTCTCGGAAATATATTAACTTAAAGTTTTAAAATATATTTCGTCATCATCAAAAAATTAATTTTGAGCATTTATTTTTTTTATATGTTGCTCATATCATTTCAGGCATCTCCACCACCTGAAAGCAACATGAAATCAATTTCATCATTGTTTTCGCCTCAGCCACCGCTTTGCATTTTTGATGAAGATTTTGATTGTAAGCCACCCTTTTGTTTTTTATTACGTTTCATAATAATACCTGGTATATCTCCAAATTTGGTTTTTCCAATCTTTATAAAACCGTTTTTTTTATAAAAATTTATAGCCCGTTTATTATTTGTTCTTACATCTAATAATAAATTAGTATTCTCATGTTTTTTTAAAAAATTTAAAAATATTTTTTTTGCTTTACCATTACCTTGTGTTTTATTAACCAATTGATTAATTTTAATGTCTCCCTTTTTAATATTATATTTTGAAAATTTACCTGGATTAACTTTGTATTTTTTCCAAGTTAAAACAACACCATTTTTAAATATAATCTCCTTATTTTGAAATTTCTCTCTTAAATTTCCTTCTAAAAATCTAAAATATCCTCGCGGAAATATTTCTGGGTATTGCTTAAATATTTTGACGATTTTTTTAATTTTACTGACTTTTTTCTTTGTTTGTTTGTTTCGCTTTCTCCGCGAACGTTTCTGCGTTTTCGGCATATATATAAACTTTTAAAAAAAGTTTGACAAAAGATTTACTTTTAATTCTTTTTTTTAATTCTTTTTTTTACAAAGAATAGATTAACAATGTTTGATGTACCTTCACAGTATAACCCAATCTTTTTGCCTGCGGCAACATAAGTTTTATCGGCGATATTTTTTTATAAGAAAGTACAACTTTATCAAACGGTTTCATACCACATTTCTCCAATATCTTTTCGGTTTGATATGTAAAGTCGTAGAATTTATGATTTTTGCGCCAATCACCGACCATAATACAATATTTTGCCCCCGGTAAAGCTTTTTCACTTACTCGTTTCCAAATTTTTTCATATTTTTCTAAAAATATTTCCCAAGTTTTCTCTCTATCAATACCATTCTTTTCATATTTTTCTAAATTCCAATATGGTGGACAAGTTAGCAAACCGTCGTGTGATGGTATTTCTTCCGTTAAAGAATTCGCTAAAATATTGTCAACACCGTATTTTTCCTTTGCATTAACGATTGCTTTTTGTGAGATATCGTATCCAATATATGTTTTATTGGCGTTTTTTATTGCATTGTGTCTTTCACCCCAACCGGCAAAAGGGTCGAAAATTATTTGATTATCTCTTAAATGATATTCGGCACACCATTCTGCTATATCTTGTGGGAAAGGACTATATGTTGCACGGCTCGATTTTTTATCATGATGTTGTTTCCCCCTAATACCCTTTTTCCCCGATGGCTTCACGTCAAATACTGAAACTGGTAAATATTTATAACTTATATCATTTTTGATAATATCATTTTTGCTAATATCATTTTTGCTAATATCATTTTTTATTAAAGTCATTAATATTATTTATTATTTTTTATATGTTTTTTAAAACATATAAAAAATAAATTATACTTTTTCAATTATACTTTTTTCAATTATACTTTTTTCAATTATACTTTTTACATCATTCCCATTCTCGGGAAACCAACAAGATTAGCGCCAATACCGAAACCAGCACCAGACCTCGCGGAAACAGCCATTGAAGGAACATAGGTATCAAGAATAGAAAATGTTGCAGCAGCGGT